GAAATACCCCAGAAGCAAAGGAGGAAGCTAACGCATGAGCATCATTGGAAAAGAAACCTTATCGATTCTTCGCTCCGGCTACCCAGCCGGAACGAGAGTTGAGCTCATCAAAATGGATGATGTCCAGGCACCGCCCAAAGGAACGCTTGGCACCGTCTATGGTGTTGACGACACGGGAAGCATCCTGGTCCACTGGGATAACGGATCTGGACTAAATGTCATCTTTGGAGAAGATATCGTACGGAAGGTAGGAACATGCCATGAATGAAACCATCAAGAAGCAGATTCTTGCCATCCAGCGAAGCGGTTTAACCAACATGCTGGATACCATTGCCGTTCAGCGGATTGCTTTTGACTATGACTATTACGACCTGGTTCTTTACCTTGAAGAACACCGGAAAGAGTACGTTCATTTCATCCTGACAGGAAGCGAAAAATAAAGGCAGAAAACCTCACATAAAGCTTGCTATTTCAAGGCTTTAGAGTGATATATGTACATGCAAAGAAAAGCAAAGAACAACGGAGGAAAGACCATGAAAAACGCATATTTTGAAAACATGTACAAAGAAATAAGCGACTACCAGGAAAAGAAAGAAGCGATTAGAAAACAGCGCAGCAAGCTTTTTGACGAAGAAAAATACGATGAAGGAACCACCCTGATGAAAGCCTTCGAAGAGGAAAACAAATTCCCATACAGCGACGGAGCGATGAAAGCCTACTGGGCTTACCAAAACGTAAACTACCGCGGAGCGGACTGCTTCGAAGTCGAGGACCTGCCTTGGCCTAAGGATATGAAAGATTTCGCTGATACCTTAAGAGAAGCCGGAATTGACGCCATCACAGTCACCGACCAGAGCACCGGCCTGATGGATGGAATCTATGGACTTAGCGCAAACGGCTGGAAGATGGGAAGCTTAAAGATTGTCACAAGAAAGGACGATCACCGCTTCGGAACGGACGAACCGGAAAGAAAGAACGGAATCGAGTTCACGATTGCATAAGGAGGCCGCCATGTGGGAAAAAGGAACGCTTGAGATCGAAGGGAAAACGGTAAAATACGAACTAAAACACTACGACGAGCCTTCAGACTATGGCATCGAATGCGGCAAAATCAGCAAGATGGAGCTCCGCATTGGAAACAAAACGACGCTCCGCTATGACCGCGGATGGGACATTGAGCCGGAAGATGAAACAAGCCAGCTCGCCTACGCAGCCCTGATCCATCAATATAACTAAAGAAAGAATGATCTTATTTCCACATAAAGCTTGCTATTCCAAGGGTTTAGAGTGATATATGTACATGCAAAAAGCAAAGACACGAAGAGCCCCGGAGGAAAATACCATGACAAGAGCAGAAAGAAACGAATTCACTTACCTTTGGAAGAACCTGAAAAGAGGCTTTTACGGAAACACAGCCATCCTTACGATTCCGGTAGAAGCGAGCAGAGAATACAAACAGTCTGCAGATGACCTTTTCCAGCAGAATGGTTTTTACCCTTGCGCAATCAAGAAAGACCCAAAGCGTTTTGATGACAAAGAGCGAATCCTCTACATGAAGGAACCTGAAGATGCCGACTGGACAGACCTTTACACTGAAGAAGAGCTTGAAGCTTTCGATCAGGCCATCGAAGCTTAAGAGGGAGGAGCCTACCAAGGCTCCTGTTCTTGTTGCGGACATAGGATTTTCCTTTTGCCGTGGCTTTAATTTTTATGGTATTCGTGATATAATAATATCGAACATTTTTTAAGTCCTTTCTCGGCTATTAAGTCGGACACTTAAAATATATTTATTTGGTTTTGTTCTTGGCCCGCAGCAATGCGGGTCATTTTTATGCCCGCAAAATTCATAACCTAGTCCTGCTATTTCAATGATACATGTGCATGCCAAAGGAACACCAAAGTAATATGGAGAAAAACACCCGGAACGCCTTTTGGCGTTCTTTTCTTTTGCCTGCCCTGGAGGGAATGACCTTGGAAAGATACAAGCCCACAAAATTTATCGCGAAAACTTCGCACTACGATAAGACAGCCGCAGATTTAGTCGTGATGTTTATCGAGCAGCTTTCCCACACCAAGGGCGACTTCTATAACAAGCCTTTTCACCTGATGCCCTGGCAGGAACAGATCATCCGCGACCTGTTCGGCGCCCTTAAGCCAGACGGATACCGGCAGTTTACCACCGCTTACATCGAAATTCCAAAGAAATGTGGAAAGAGCGAGCTTGCCGCGGCTGTGGCTCTTTACATGCTGTGTGCAGACGGTGAGCAGCGTGCGGAAGTGTACGGATGCGCCGCGGACCGGGACCAGGCTTCCCTGGTGTTCGATGTGGCCTGCGACATGGTCAAGCTCCATAAAACCTTGAGCAAATACTGCGATATCCGCCCGAGCCGAAAGACCATCCACTTCCGCCCCACCAACAGCATCTATAAAGCGGTTTCTGCTGAGGTTGCGGGAAAGTCCGGCGTGAATGTGTCCGGTCTGGTGTTTGATGAGCTCTGGGTGCAAAAAGACCGGAAGTTCTTTGACATGATGACAAAGGGAACATCAGACGCAAGAAAGAATCCTCTGCATTTTATCATCACGACTGCAGGAAACGACATAAACTCCATCTGCTATGAGCTACACCAGAAAGCCGTTGACATTCTGGAAGGAAGAAAACACGACGAGACCTTCTACCCGGTGATCTATGGTGCCGCGATGGATGAAGACTGGACGGACCCTGAGGTGTGGAAAAAAGCAAACCCGTCGCTTGGCGTCACCATTGACATCGACAAAGTTAAGGCGGCCTGCGAATCTGCCAAGCAGAATCCCCAGGAAGAAAACGCCTTCAGGCAGCTTCGTCTTGATCAGTGGGTCAAGCAGTCTGTCCGCTGGATGCCAATGGATAAGTGGGACGCCTGCTCCTTTAAAGTTAGAGAAGAAGACCTCTACGGTCGTGTGTGTTATGGTGGCCTGGACCTTTCCTCCACCACAGACATCACCGCCTTCGTTCTGGTTTTTCCACCAGAAGACGAAAACGATAAATACGTTGTTCTCCCCTACTTTTGGCTGCCGGAAGATACGCTGGACCTGCGCGTAAGGCGCGATCACGTTCCCTACGACCTCTGGCAGAAGCAGGGCGCAATCCAGACAACCGAAGGAAACGTCATCCACTACGGTTTTATTGAAAAGTTTATCGAGCGCCTTGGAGAAAAATACAACATCAGAGAAATTGCCTTTGACCGCTGGGGAGCCGTCCAGATGGTCCAGAACCTGGAAGGCATGGGATTTACTGTCGTGCCATTTGGCCAAGGCTTCTCGAGCATGAGTAGCCCCACCAAGGAGCTGATGCGGCTGACGCTGGACCAGAAAATCGCGCATGGAGGCCATCCGGTCCTCCGCTGGATGATGGATAACGTTTACGTCCGGACGGACCCTGCAGGAAACATCAAGATGGATAAGGAAAAGTCCACCGAGAAGATCGACGGAGCCGTCGCTCTTGTTATGTCCTTAGACCGAGCGATCCGCTGCGGAAACGACACTGGGGAGTCAATATATGACAGTAGAGGGATCTTGTTTATTTAATGGAGGTAGGAATGAGTATCTTTTCAAAATTCAAAAGCCGGGACAAGCTGAAAAACTCCACCTCAGGAAGCATGTACCGCTTCTTCTTTGGAGGGACGACCTCAGGAAAAGCAGTGACGGAACGTTCTGCTATGCAGATGACAGCAGTTTACTCCTGCGTCAGGATCCTTTCGGAGGCTGTGGCTGGGCTCCCCCTTCACCTTTACCGATACACTGAGGAAGGCTCCAAAGAGAAAGCGGTCGACCACCCACTTTATCAGGTTCTGCACGATGAGCCAAATCCCGAAATGACGTCTTTCGTTTTTCGGGAGACGCTAATGACCCACCTACTCCTTTGGGGTAACGCCTACGCGCAGATCATCCGAAATGGAAAGGGTGAAGTCATCGCGCTTTATCCTCTGATGCCAAACAAGATGACCGTCGACCGGGATCAATCCGGCCAGCTTTACTATGAGTACCAGACTTCTCAGGAAGAAGCACACACGATGAAAGGTTCTCTCGTTCGGCTTTCCCCACGTGATGTTCTTCACATCCCGGGACTTGGCTTTGACGGTCTGGTTGGCTACTCTCCCATCGCAATGGCCAAGAACGCAATCGGCCTAGCCATTGCGACCGAAGAATATGGAAGCAAGTTCTTTGCAAACGGCGCGACCCCAGGAGGAATTTTAGAGCACCCAGGCGTTGTGAAAGACCCAGAGCGCGTTCGGCAGAGCTGGAATTCAGCCTTTGGAGGATCTTCCAACTCGAACAAGGTGGCCGTCCTTGAGGAAGGCATGAAATACACGCCGATCTCCATTTCTCCTGAGCAGGCGCAGTTTCTTGAAACAAGAAAGTTTCAGATCGATGAAATTGCTAGGATCTTTCGCATTCCTCCTCATATGATTGGAGACTTAGAGAAATCCAGCTTCAGCAACATTGAGCAGCAGTCTCTTGAGTTTGTAAAATACACACTCGACCCCTGGGTCTGCCGGTGGGAGCAGTCTATGCAGCGTGCTCTCCTCCGCCCGGAAGAAAAGAAGGACTACTTCTTTAAATTCAACGTGGACGGGCTTCTTCGGGGAGACTATCAGAGCCGTATGAACGGCTACGCCGTTGGAAGGCAGAATGGCTGGATGAGCGCAAACGATATCCGGGAGCTCGAAAACTTAGACCGGATCCCGGAAGAAGAAGGTGGCGATCTTTACCTGATCAACGGCAACATGACCAAGCTCAAGGATGCTGGCATTTTCGCAGCATCTGCGCAGAGTCAAAATACAGAGGAGCAAGAGAGTGAAAAGAAGCAAGAAACAAATGAGAAGCCGAAAGAGACAGATGCAAGGATCCATGAAAGGAGAAATGCCTTATGACAAGAAAGTTCTGGAACTGGATAAGAAACGAAACCCCAGATTCCTTTGGAAGCGAAAGAACCCTCTACCTAAACGGAGAAATTTCCGATGAAACCTGGTTTGGAGATGAAGTCACGCCGAAGCTGTTTAAAGAGGAACTGGATGACGGCGAAGGAAACATCACGCTTTGGATCAACTCCCCTGGAGGAGACGTCTTTGCCGCCGCCTCAATTTACAACATGCTGATGGATTACCCATATGATGTTACGGTTAAGATCGATGCTTTAGCCGCTTCTGCGGCCTCGGTCATCGCAATGGCAGGAACCAAGGTGTATATGAGCCCTGTTGCCATGCTGATGATCCATAACCCGATGACCGTCGCAATTGGAGATTCGGATGAAATGAAGAAAGCGATCGACATGCTTTCTGAAGTCAAAGAATCCATCGTAAACGCCTATGAGATTAAGACGAGCCTTTCGAGACGGAAAATTTCTCAGCTCATGGACGCCGAAACCTGGATGAACGCAAAAGAAGCAAAGAAGCTCGGCTTTGCCGATGAAATTCTCTTTTCTGAGGGAGAAACGGAAATAGAAGAGGATCCGGAGATGCTGTTTTCAAGAAAAGCCGTCACAGACTCCCTTCTTCTGAAATTGACCCCAAAGAAACCAGCATCACCATCGATACCTGTTGATTCACTAAAGAAGCGCCTGGCGCTTCTCTCACATTAAGGAGGAAACTACAATGACTAAGATTTTAGATCTCATGGAGAAAAGAGCCAAGGCCTGGAACGCGGCAAAAGAGTTCCTCGATACCCATTCCGATAACGGTGGAAACGTGTCCGAGGAAGACGCCGCTACTTACGAGAAAATGGAAAAAGAAGTTACGGATTTGACAAAAGACATTGAGCGCCTGCAGAGGCAGGAACAGATTGATCAGATGTTAAATCAGCCGACCTCTTCCCCGCTTACCTCTAAACCCGGCGTAAAAGAAGAGCCAGAAGAGAAGAAAGGAATTAGCTCTAAAGCTTACAAAACCGCTTTCTGGGACTCCATCAGAAGACGCAACTGGTTTGATGTCAATAACGTTTTGGAAGTTGGAACAGATGCTAACGGAGGATACCTGGTCCCGGATGAATATGAGAGGCAGCTTCTTCAGGCCCTGACCGATGAGAACTTCTTCCGTTCCCTTGCCCATGTGATTCAGACCCAGACCGGCACCCACACCATTCCGATCGTCGCCTCTCACGGCACCGCGTCCTGGATGGATGAAAACGGGCTTTACCCGGAGTCTGACGACACTTTCGATCAGATCACGCTTTCTGCCTACAAGCTGGGAACGGCGATCAAGGTATCCGAAGAACTGATGAACGACTCGGTTTTTGATCTGGAAGGTTACATCTCAACAGAGTTTGCCCGCCGTATTGGTGCCGCTGAAGAAGAAGCCTTCCTTGTTGGAGACGGAAGCAAGAAGCCGGAAGGCGTCTTTACCAAAGTCGCATCAAATAAGGAAGCCCTGACTGAAATCAGCAATACAAGCATCAATTTTGATGCCATGATGGACGTCTTCCACTCTCTTCGGAGCGTCTATCGAAACAGCGCGGTCTGGATTTTAAACGACTCCACCGTCAAGGCCCTTCGCAAGATCAAGGATGGAAACAACAACTATATCTGGCAGCCCTCCGTAGTTGCCGGTCAGCCGGACACCATCTTAAACCGCCCGTATAGAACTTCCATCTACGCACCGGAGCTTGCGGCGGGCAAGGTGCCGATCCTCTTTGGAGACTTCTCCTACTACTGGATTGCAGACCGTCAGGGAAGATCCTTTAAGAGACTGTCTGAGCTTTACGCAGCAAACGGCCAGATTGGCTTCCTCGCATCTGAACGTGTAGACGGAAAGCTGATCCTTCCAGAAGCCATCAGAGGTCTTTCTGTAAAGGCCGCAGGTTAACGCTTACTGCTGCCTGAGGATTTTCCTTGGGCAGCAGATTTTGTTTGGAGGCATTCTATGGAAATTACCCTGGAAGAAGCGAAAACTTATCTTCGCGTAAGCTCTAGCGATGAAGATGACCTGATAAAAGCCCTCATTTCTTCCGCTACCAAGCAGGTCCAGGACATCGCAAGATTCACGGACGAAGAGTGGGAAACAAACGAAGAAAAGATTCTGATCCGAATGCGCGTTGCCATCCTTTACTGCATCGCCTACCTCTACGAGCACCGGGAAGAAGCCGACCATAACGAGCTGAATCAAACCCTTCGCGCTCTTCTCTTTGGCGTAAGAAAGGAGCAGTTTTAATGAACATCGCATCACTCAGAGTCCCCATTCTGTTTCAAAAGAATGAGATCGTAACGGATAAGTACAAGAATCAAAGCTCCTCTTGGACGGATTATTTTGCCTGTTACGCGACGGTCGGGTCGTCCACTGGATCAGAAACCGATATGGAAGTCATCCGGCCTGAAGAAACGTTAGATTTTACCTGCCGCTGGTGCACGGAGCTGTCAAAAGTCGACTCCACCCACTTCCGCATTTTGGCTGAAGGAAAAACCTACAACATTACCTATGTAAACCCAATGGGATATAAACGAAACTCGATTAAGTTTAACTGCAGTCTGGAGAAAAGCTATGAGTAAGAAAGTCTCAGTTGACCAGCTGGAAAACGCCATCATGAAAGAGCTAGACGAATACGCTTCTCTTGCTTCGGATGAACTGAAGGATGCGGTAAAGAAAACCGCTAAGGACGTAAGGACCGACATCCGGGATTCTGCTCCGATAAGGACCGGAAAATACAAGAAATCCTGGTCGGTGAAACGAGTCAGTGAATCAGCAAACAGCATCAACCTGGTCGTCCACTCCAGGAACCGCTACCAGATCGCTCACCTCTTAGAGCACGGCCACGCGAAGCGAAATGGAGGAAGAGTCGCGGCCAGGCCTCACATCGCACCTGCTGAGCAGCGCGGAAACGAAGAGCTTGAAAAGCTAATCAAACAGAAACTAAAAGGAGGATGACATGACCTATGACGAGATTGTAGAGATGCTGGAAGAAACGGAACTTTCCCTTGCCTATGATCATTTTGAAGAAGGCTGCTCCCCTGCCCCGCCATTTCTCTGCTTTTTTCTTCCTGAGAGCGACAACTTCGCGGCAGACGGCATCGCCTATCAGAAAATCCACGTGCTTCACATCGAGCTATACACGGACAAAAAGAACCCAGACCAAGAGGAAAATATTGAGCGCGTGCTGACAAGCCGCGGCCTGTTTTATAACAAGACCGAAGTCTATATCGAATCCGAAAAGCTCTATGAAGTCCTTTATGAATTGGAGGTTTAAGCTATGGGAAATAAAGTCAAATACAACCTGAAAAATGTCTACGCGGCAAAGCTGACGGAAAGCACAACGGACGGAGTGACCACCTTCACGTACGCTGCCCCTAAAGCAATCCCAGGAGCTGTCTCCATCAGCCTGGACGCAGAAGGCGAAACCAAAGCCTTCTACGCAGACGGCATCGTCTACTTTAGATCCATCACAAACAACGGCTACTCCGGTGACCTTGAGCTTGCTTTAATCCCGGAGTGGTTTCGAACAGAGATCCTGCAGGAAGAGCTGGACAGCAAAGGCGTGCTGGTGGAAAAGAGCGGCCTGACCGACACCGTGAAGTTTGCCCTTCTCTTTGAGTTTGATGGAGACGTCAACTCCATTCGCCACGTTCTTTACTACTGCACGGCATCTCGTCCATCCCTTGAGTCAGAAACAAAGGAAGACACCATCGAGCCTGGAACAGAGAAACTCTCCATCACAGCAGACCCAAGATCAGACGGCCTGGTGAAAGCTAGATCTGGAGACACCACGGATGCAACGGTTTACGATGGCTGGTACAAAGCAGTCTACGTTCCGACAGAGAAAGCTGCGTCTTCCTCGTCTTCTACATCTTCTTCCGGGCAGTAAAGGAGAAAGCTTATGATTGAAAAGACAATCGAAATCAGCGGAAAGCCAGTCACCTTCCGCTCTTCTGCCGCGATTCCAAGAATCTACCGGCTGAAGTTTAAGCGGGATATCTTTAAAGACCTTTCCAAGCTCGAAAAGTCTTACCGAGCCAAAACGACAGACTCCGAAGAGCTTGAGATTGATGACCTTGAGATTTTTGAAAACGTCGCTTATATCATGGCCTACCACGCGGATCCAACGATTCCAAGGACCATCGACGAATGGCTGGACCAGTTTGAGATGTTTTCGATCTATCAGGTCCTTCCTGAGATCTTAGAGCTTTGGGGAAGCAACCTTGTAACAGACATCCAGGCAAAAAAAGGACGCGCAGAAGTGAGCGGGAAATGACCACCCCGCTTTTTCTTCTGCGCTGCATAGAAATTGGAATTTCCATCCGCGATCTTGATCTTCTTTCCATCGGCCTGGTCCTTGATATCTGGACAGAAAAGGCAAATGACGGAGTGAAGTATAGAAGGCTTGCGACGCAGGAAGATTTTGACAGGTTTTAGGAGGTGAAGACATGGCAAGCAGAATCAAAGGAATCACGGTTGAAATCGGCGGTAACACCACAGGTCTTGAGAAAGCTCTGAAATCTGTGAATAGCACGATTCGCACCACCCAGTCTTCCCTCAAAGATGTCAACAAGCTTCTTAAACTTGATCCAAAGAACACCACCCTCCTTACCCAGAAGCAGAAATTGCTGAAATCATCCATCGATGCGACGAAAGAGAAGCTCGAAGGATTAAAGAATGCCCAGGTCCAGGCCAAACAGCAGATGGAAAATGGAAGTCTCGGCAAGGACAAGTATGACGCCCTCCAGCGTGAGATTGCCGAGACAGAGTCTAAACTTAAGAGCCTGGAAAAAGAGTCCAAGAGCTTCGGGTCAGTCTCTTCACAGAGAATTGCTGCTGCAGGAGAAAAAGTAAAAGGCGTCGGAGAAAAGATGTCTGACGCAGGAGAAAAGATGACGGTTGGCTTCACCGCGCCTGTCGTCGCCGGTGCGACTGCTGCGGTCAACTCCTACGGCAATGTCGACAAGCAGTTTAACCTGGTCAAGCAGACAATGGGAAGTACAGCAAACTCTGCAGAAGATTTTAAGGGACTGTGGAACCAGATCAGCGAGTCCGCGAAGGCTTCTGTCTTTGGAATGCAGGATGCTGCAGACGCGACGTTGAACTTTGCCCGCCAGGGCTTCACCGCCAAACAGGCAACAGACATGCTGACGCCTGCCATGAACCTTGCAGCAGGCACCGGTACTGATCTTTCTGAAGTGACGTCAGGCCTTGGAAATGCCATGAAGATGTTTGGTGCGAACTCTTCCGAGGCCGCCTCTTACTCAGACATTTTGGCAAAGGCTCAGGCGCAAGCAAACACCAACACCTCGGAATTATTCCAAGCAATTTCTGTCGCTGGCCCGATCTGTAAGACGGTCGGATGGGATGTAAAGGACTTAGCGACCATCACGGACGTGTTTGGAAATGCCGGTATCTCTGGATCAGAAGGTGCGAACGCCTTAAAGACTGGTCTTGCCCGGCTAGCCTCCCCTGCCAAGTCAGGAGCTGCCGCCATGGACCAGCTGAAATTATCCACCGGCCAAACTTACTCCATCTTTAACGACAACGGAACGCTCAAATCCATGCCGGATGTGTTAAAGAACCTGAACAAAGCCTTTTCCGGTCTTTCCGACCAGGAAAAACTGGAAGCTGCGTCAAACATCTTTGGAAAAGAGCAGATGTCCAAGTGGCTGACCCTGATTCAGACTTCACCAAAAGATGTCAGCTCCCTGCGAAACGCACTAGACGACGCGGGAGGTTCTGCTGGAAAGATGTCAAAGGCCCTGATGTCAGGAACCGGAGGCACCATTGAACAGCTGAAATCCACCTTTGACGTGCTGACCGTCACGATCGGCCAGACATTAGCGCCAGTTCTGACCAGCTTCTTTCAGAAGCTCATCTCGATCATGAACGCCATCATGAACATGAACCCGGCAACGCAGAGGCTGATTCTCACTTTAA